ACCTTCATTCTCCCACCACTGACCTGACTTAGCATGACGCATTTGATCATCACCTAAATTAGACAGAGAGATAAGTGCAGACCTACGTACACCACCTACAACTACAACCTCACCCACCTTACACATAATATCGTGACATTCAACAGGGTATAGTCTTCTACCTTTTGCATTTTTAAATATATCAATACAAAACTTAAACAAATCTTCTAAGGGTGCAGGACCTGATGCTCTACCACCAAATGTTTTTAATCTAGCACCTGCAGGTCTAACTTCTGATACATCCCATTTAGGTATCTGACCTACATATAACATAGCTATCATTTCTCTAAATGCTTTTGCCCATCCGGGTCTGCTATCTGCAACAGATATGACTGTAGTGCTTTCTTCAAAGTGTTCATTAACAATAGGTAACTTATCCACATTTTCTCTTTCTACAGAAAACCCTACACCTGTACCACACATAAGTATGTACATACACTCATCAAAACTACGTGGACTATCTACAGGTATATAACTACAATTATATCCTGCTACATGACATCTATCTAAGGCTACACCTGCAGTCATTAAGGCTCTCATACTAGGCATAATACCTAGAGATACTATAGCATCATTTAACTTTTCTCTAAGAGCTTTTGTTATATTATATTTATGCTTAACGTGTAAATGCTTTTGCATATAATCAAAATATCTATCAACTGTTTCTAACCAAGTCTCTCTTCTTTGTTCGTCATCTTTCCAACGAGCATAACGAGATAATGCTATAAAATTTTGATAATCTGTAGGCAAGTAATTATTTATCATATCTGTTCTCCTGTACTGTTTTTATACTTTTTATTTCAACACCTTCAATGTCATATATAAATTCTTCAAAACTATTTTCTATCTCTTCTCCTACATTTTCATCTGCAGGTACGTGATATTCTTCATCGTCTATTTCTAATGTTGCTGTTATTTTAACTTTTATCTTCATCTTCAACAACACTAATCAATTCACTCAGATACCATTGTGCTTTCTTTAAGTCTTCTGCACCATTCTTGTACCTGTATCTCCAAAGGTATTTCATAATATTACCTTGTAGATAATACTCAAATCCTGTATCAGTCATGGCTTTAATAGCATCTATGGTTTCTATACCTGCTTTATTATAATGTGGTGGATGATTAACCATGTCCATAGTTTGTTTATGGTCTGATTGTTCTTGTGCTTGTTTTTTTACACCTGACAAATATTTCACTTTTTGCTCCTTTGATTTTTCTTCTAGTTCTTTAAATTTCTTTTTCATGTATTCTAAATGCCTCATTTCTTTTCCTTAAAATCTATGTATACCACATTATCTTTTGTATTGCTAATAATTTTTTCTTTTTCTTGCTGCATTTGTTTGTCTACAAATTTTTCTAACTTGTGTACTAAATCTCTATCTTGCTCCATCAAACCTAGTGTACCTGCAACCATCTGTCCTAGATGCATTAGATCTAGTTGTGATCTTTTATCTAAGCTACTATTTTTATCCATTATAATATTAACTGTAATTTCACCTGTCCAAACATTTTCATCATCAAAAACTTTGGGAGTCAACTCTATATATACTGCATCAGGTTTAAGTTTCATTACTTCACTCATACTATTTTCTCCTTGCTACTTTTTTTCCTGAGTATTTTATAAACTTAGGATGTTTGTTTTTACCTTTTTCTTTTAACCAATCTTCAGGTATTATTCTGTCATAATATCTAAACCCGTGTCTTATGCACCACATAGCATAACTTGTTTTTGACCCCTTGTATATCTTTACATTACTATTTGTAAATACAAATCTTATATCTAATTTAGGATGTTGTTGCTTTATAGCTAGATGTTTCTTTCTGTCCGAAGTTATAAATCTTCCTTTTGTTTCTATTATAACTCCATTACCTAGTATAAAGTCAGGGGTATAAGTGCGATAAGTTAAGTCTTCCCATTCTATTTTTATAGACTCATAATCATATTTATATTTCTTTTCATCTAGAAAGATAGATACTTTATGTTCAATACCACTCTTATACCCGTGCTTCAAAGCATCACGATATGCTTTATGTGGAGACATTACAGAAGTCTTCTCCAACCTGTAAATGGATTAAACTCGTAAGAGTCATGTGCATAGCTAACACCAAGAGCTTTCATCTCTTCTTTTACAGCTTCATCTGCTAATTTCTTAGCTTCCATAGCTTCTCTCAAACCCTTGGTTCTCATCTCACGTAGAGTTTTTTTAGCTTCTGCTAACTCTTTTTCCATAGTTGCAATATCTTTTTGCAAGTCTTCAATTTTTTTGTCCATCATTATACTCCTCACTAATAGACACATATGAAACCATCTTTGGGAATTGTGCTTTAGATGGTATGGAAGGTTTTTCTTGTAGACCTTTCCAACACTCATATCTAAAGTCACAAAAAGAACAAGTCACTCCTAACACTTTATTCCCTGTAGGTTTACCTCTAAACATTTCATCTTCAGATTCAAAACATCTTTGAAACTCATTAGACTCATGTCTTTTGACACTCTCCTCTAATTTAGTTACTTCTTTTTCAATGTCAAGTCCTGAAGCAGAAACATATTTAAATTTACCATTGGCTTTATTAACAACCCACCAACCACCTGCTTTCTTATCTAATGCTTTAGCATAACCTGCAAGTTGTCCTACATAGCCAAAAGAATCGCCACCACTCAAAGTTTCATAAGACTCAAACTTATTTCTGTATGACCAATCTGAAGCTGATTTAATATCATCTACAGCATCATCAAGAACTAGATCGTAAGTGCCACTCACTTTTGTTTTACTTACATCTAAATGTACTTTATCAGAGTCAATAAACTTTACATTTGCTTCTCTTAATAAACCCTTAAATATAGCTTCAACTATATCTCCAATCATCATGTTCATAATAAAATTAGAAGGTTTTGCTATGGCAGTTTTCGGTTTATTTTTAGCGAACCACAGTTGGCAGGTGGGTCTACCTAAATTAGACATCCTGAGAGCAAACTTATCATTTTTAGTTTTGCTCCCAAATTGTCTTTGTAATGCTTCTTTGATATCATCACATATTTTGCCTATATTTTCATCAGACATAGATGATTTACCATTTGAAGCATCTTCCATATATTGATGCAGTAAGAGTTCTACTCTATGATTCATCTGTATCTACATCAATAAACTCTTCCACTACATCCATGTCTTCTTCAGACACAGACTTATGTCTAGCATTTGCTTTCTCATCCCACTCTTTGTAGATGTAATCATTATAGTTTTTGATCCAATCTAAAAAGTTTGTAAATGTCTCATTGTCTTTTGAACGTATCTCTACAGACTTTGAGAAGTCAACAGATACTTCAGGTGTATAAAAACTTGATCCATTTGGTAATGGGTTCTTAGTCAACTTAGTAAGCTGTATATTATGCTGAAGAGGTAGTCTTTCTTTCTTTACAAAAAGATTAAAAGCATCTCCTAGAGTTTTGTATGCAGTCTTATTGTCAATCTCCCAAATAAAAGGAATATTAACATCTAGATCAGCAGACTCTCCTGTCTGTGTAACAGGATTTTTTAGAGTCACTGTTCCAAATATAACACGCACTCTTTTTATTTGTCTTATTAAGTCTTGTGTCTCTGTGGGTAAAGACTTAAAATCTTCAACGAATCCTGTAGGCTTTCCACAGTTAAACTTGCCTGTATTATCTTTGAGATCAATGCTCAGACTATCAGACATAATAGTTCTATGAAACTCTCCTTTAGGTTCATTGTCTTTAGCATTTGGAAATGCTATGTACCTTCTATACATATATCTTTGCATGAAAGGTCTTACGATAGCACCCTCTGAATAGTAGTAAGTAGATGTATCTCCATTTACTATTTCAAGTCTGTAAGTGCCACTAGGAACGACTTCTACGTTCATAGATTTACCATCAACATCCTTTTGACCCATAATAGGCGAATGCCATATTCTAAGTCTATTAAGAAGGTTTGCTTTCTTAGACTCTCCACTCTTCATAGTAGAGAGACCCATTGCTTTTGCCATACTAGCATAATTATCCGTAGATATAGTAACTAATTCAGTCAATATAGTTCTCCTTTTTTAAGTTAATAAGTTATATCATGTATACTATTTAGTGTCAAGCCAATTATTACCTATTTTTGATTCTAATAATAATGGTACATTAAAGTCAATCTGATACTGTCTGTCTATGATATGTTTCATTTCTCTGTTTACAGATTCAATGACTTCATGCACTTGACTACTCTCGTTTGGATGCACATCTATGACAATAGAATCATGCACAGTATTAACTATACAGGATTGCATATTATCTAGTCTTGCATCAATCTCTAGCATTATAAGAGGAACAATGTCTGCAGTAGCAAAACTCTGCACAGGATAATTCTTTATCTGCGTAAAGCTAGTTACTGAACCATTACCTCGTCTTACTACATCAGGAAAGCTAAACTCTCTTCCTGAAGGTATAGTAATCTTTTTACTACCTATAGCTTCTTTAGCCAATCGGGAGTGCCATAGGTTGATCTCTTTGTACTTGTCTGTGAAGTGTTTGTAATATGTAGCTTGAGCAGCCGATCTCCCAAATCCTGTTGCTCCGTACAAGGGAGCAAACGTGTGTGCTTTCGCTTCTTGCCTAGAAGTCTCTTCCCCAGCATCGCTAATAACACTAGCAGTATAACTATGCACATCAAATCCATCTTCTATCTCCTTCATTGCTATTTTGTCTTGTGATAAGAATGCTGCAGTTCTAAACTCTAACTGAGCAAAGTCTGCTTCTAATATCTGTCCACCTTCCCAACGAGAAACAAATACTTTCTTAACAGGAAATGTACCACCTCTAGGCATATTCTGCATATTTGGATCTGCTCCACTAAATCTACCCGTAGCTGTCCTGTGCTGTAATAATCTAACGTGTAGCATACCATCAGACTTAGTATATGCTCGTATACCATCAACAAAAGATGAGAGATATGTATCTAGTGCAGATAGTCGTTGTATATCTGATAAGAAGTTGTATGCTTTCATAGAGTTTGTTCTCTTTGTCATGTGCTGTAATACATCTAACATCTTTTTATTAACACTAAAACCATTAGCACTAACCCACTTTACATTTGGTGGATTGAATCTAAATCCTGCAATCTTAGTGGTGGGAGTAAATACATAACCCAAAGCATGACAGTTTACACACTTAGGCAAGTTAGCATATGGAGTGCCATCTTTCTTCAACTTCTTTATTCTCCCTGTGCCATGACATACAGGGCATCTCTCAGCTACAGTCTTATACATAATATTAGAGTTAGCTTTTACATTTCTTAATAGCTCTTCCTTACTCATGTAAGGTGTAAAGTTATTCATCCATGTAGTCTTATCTTTAGGTTTTCTACTATATATAATCCAAGATAACTGTTCTGGACTATTTAAATTAATAGGTGTATCTCCCATAATTTCTTTTACTTGTTTATTTAATCTATCTTCTATCTCTTGCTTTTCTTTTTCAAACTCATCCTTAACATCATTGAGTACATCAACATCTACTTTAAAACCTCTACGATATATCTTAGCGAGTGCTAGACAAACCTTGTTTGTAAATATAACAGTATCCATCAATCTCGCATCATCTGTAGAGTTAAGTCTTTTGTATTGCATATCACATAACTGCTGTGTAGCACGTAAGTCTGCAGATAGATATTGTGCTAACTCTGCTCTAGGTATCTCATCAACTCCCATATCTTTTGCAAAGTATTGTTTGAGTGTGTCTTGCTTTTTAGTAGCTAGATCATGTCTCTCAGCACAGGCTTCCAAAGATAGTGGTTGCTTTATACCACGTTGCAATATGTATTCTGCTAACATAGTATCAAAGACAGGACCATCATATCTAAAGCCTGACTCCCAAAGCCACATAAGATCATAAGCAATGTTATGTCCAATTAGGATAGTAGTGGCATCTAGTAACTCTTGTATGCCTACAGAAGCCTGACCATCATTCTCCATATCATATAAATACTCTACACCTTTATCTGTCCTACAACCTACCATAACTAATTTGTTGGTAGATTCAAATGGATCAAGATGCATCTTACCATCTCTTTTTGTGACTGTATTTTCTACATCAATCGTTAGTTTCATTTAACATCTCCTTGTGTCT